CCTTCTGTCTATGAGTGTTGTTAAGATTAAAGATATATTCGACTAGTGGACTTTCCGAGAATTTCATAAACTCATAGTTATCTTTATCTAGGCAATGTCCACCCCAGCCAAATTTACCATCCCAACCAGGAACTTGGGTATGTGATGTGCCAATTCGTGGATCGGCACCCGACAAAGCACGGAACTCATCAAAAGTAGAATCACACCCAATCCTCTGATGAATCTCATACAATTCATTAAAGAGAGTAACCTTCATACCCAAATAGAAGTTCTCTGAATACTTAACCAATGCTGCTGTTTTAATGTCAGTAGTATGGATATTCTCAAGAGTAAGATACTTCAATCTACTACAAAATATGGAAGTGATAAGATGACAAGCAGCCGTTTCTCCACCAACAATACAGAATGTCTGTTTCTGAAACTTCTCAATATTATTATTTGAGCTGAGATATTCTGGACTATGAAGAACTCTTATATTAGTAAAAGTTTTCTCTGCATTTCCATAATACTCTGGTGTAGAAGTTGACTTACAACACACTGGAGTATTATTACCAATGTATTCATTTATCTCACCCAAAACTTGATTAAGAAGTGTTGTATTATCTCCTTTTGGAGTATCTACACAAACAAATACGGCATTAATTTTTTCTCCTGAAAAATCAGAAATTTTATTATTATTAAATTTGGGATCAATGATCACTTTCTCATCATCCCTGAATATAGATGCCACGGCAGAACCAACGTAACCGTGACCAACAATCATTACTCTCATGATACCATCCTACTGAATCCTTTAACTTTATCAAATTTAATCACATTCTCAAACTTATCATGTAAATCTGATTTGTGGGATATAACAAATATGTTAGCATCCTTGATGACAAAACGAATAATCTTTAAAAACTCATCCGTTCCAAAACCATCAAGGGAACTGTCAAATACCTCATCCATAATTAATAGATTTGTATTGACAGAGTTCTTGACTCTAGCAACTTCTCTCCATGTAAAGAGTAATGCCAGATCAATTCTCATCTTCTCACCTTCACTAAATGATGAGTATGAAAAATCCTCATGAATCGGTGATTTTACCGTTTCATTAAACTCCTCATCAAGAGTAAAGTTAATATAAAAATCCATTAACTGCAGGTATCTATTTACCTGCCTGTTAATAAATGGTAGATACTTTTTAATTATTTTTGTTTTGACTCCATCATCCCTCAACAAAGAATAGGCAAAATCATAATGATTTATATCTTCCCTTCTTGTTGCAAGATCTTCGATTGTTTGTTGGAGATTTTGTTTAAACTCAGTTAGCTTCTCATGCTCAGTATTTCTGTTTTTAAGTTGATTGGTAAATATTTGAATTTCCTCTTCAAGTTCTCTGATCTGTCTTTGGTTGATAGAGACACGAGTATTGTTTTGAGAAATGTCATGGTTGAGTTTAGTAATCTCCTTTGATAGGTGAGTGAAGTGACGTTCTCTCTCCGATTCTAATTTTATAGTCTCTTCCAGGTCTTCATAACCCTTCTTGAGCTCCTTTGCTTTATCTTGAACGTCGGTAATTCTATTTACACGAAACTCTTCTTCTATAGTTTGACTACATGTGGGACACACCGTATTATCTGTGAAAAACTTATGTTCTTTGGTAATAGTAGATACCTTTTGAGTAATTTTACCCTTAAGATTGTTTAGTTTCTTTAACCTTTCAGATGCACCAGTAACCTCTTCTTGCTCTTTAATAAGGTCAGAAATATTAGATTCTTTAAGTCCATTATGTTCTAAATGAGTATCTACCTCAATTGCCAATGTCTTGATTTTGGTATTCTTATCTTGAATACTATTCTTACCCTGCTCCTCTAATTCTTTAATAAAATTCTTTTGCATAGACATCTTATCCTTTATATTATCCTTCTTTAGATCCAAAGATTTTATCTTCTCTTTCTGCAATCGTATGTTCTCTCTGATCAAATTATTCATAGCAGAAAAGATACGGATGTCTAAAAGATCCTCAATAACTTCTCTACGATTGGCACCAGTTAATTGCATAAAGGGAACAAATGTACTACTCCCTAATATGACGATTTGTGTAAAAGACTTATAATTTACCTTCAGGATATTCTCTTCTAATATTTTTTGATTAGTTCGATCATCAGCCTGTTTATGAAGTAGATTCCCATTCACCTCAATGTCAAATATATTTGGTTTAATTCCCCGTCTAACCAAATACTCTCTACTATTAACAACAAATTCTATTTCGACAACGCAATCTTTTTCGTTAACAGTATTAATTAACTGCCCTTTATTAATCTTACGAAAAGGTTTATTAAACAAAGCAAAGGTAAGAGCATCCAACATGGTGGATTTTCCAGCACCATTAGTGCCAATAATAAGATTAGTATTATATTGTTGAAAATCTATTTCAGTCCAGTTATTACCAGTACTCAGAAAATTTTTCCACTTAATTTTTTGGAACGTTATCATTTTTGGGGGGAATTACAAAATCATCAGGGGTAATTATACTATACTTGTAATTATGTGTCTTACAAGTTTTTAGTGCAAGTTCATCATCAACCTCCATAATATCCATTTCTCTATGATATGGATCGGTATCTGAGTCTTCTAACATCATAGCATATCTTAAAGCATCATCTTCTTGTTCAAAAAGAAATAATACCTTATCACCATACTTATCAGGAACAGCATATGCACCTTCATCTTTTTTATCTCTAAGAGTTAAGAGCCACATTACATTACTCTACCTCACATGCCTTTTGATATAATTCACTAAAGATATTTTTAATAATATTTTTATCCAAATCAAATTCAGATTCATCGATGTATCTATTCAATATTGACAGAGTATTTTCTTCTTCCTCTATTTCAAACTCTTCACCTTCATGTATATCAAAATTTTCTACAATTTTTAATTCATGGACTCCAGATGAATATAATTTATCAATAAACTTCTCAAACTCTTTGGGTTTAGATTTCTTTCTGACAATGATTTTTACAATCTTACTTTCATACTCTGAAGTATTAAACAACTTATAATTGATATCATCATAATAGATATTATAAAATAATCTATTTGGATTATTAATTGGAGTATGTTCTAAAGTTTCAGTATCAAATATATGAAATCCTCTAGGATCATTTACATCATTCCAGAACATCTCATAAGGATTACCAAGATAATAAATTTTACCATCAGTTGATCTGGTATGAAAATGTCCAGAAAATACTTTTTCAAACTTATCAAATACTCCAATATCCATTCCCGTTTCCATAAGATGACCACGAGTTGCCTTAAACCCATTAAGTTCAAGGTGTCCCATAGCAACCTTTGCTTTGGTTTTTTTAATCAAATCACAACTTTCATCATAATTCTCAGAGTTAATCCAAGGTAAGAAAAGAATTTTTAATTTATCTAAAGAAATCTCTGTTGCTTTTGTATAGATTTTTATATTAGAAAAACTTCTCAATAATAATTCAGGAGAATTTACATAATTGGTATTTTTATAATAACAATCATGATTACCAATAGTAGTATAAACCTTATATTTTCTAAGAGGCTCAAATACAACTCTTTTAGCCCACTCAAGACTTTGGAGATCTATTGCCTTTCTACTATCAAATATATCACCCATATGAATCACAGTATCCACTTTATGTTCCTCTAAGGAAGGAAAGAAGACATCACGATAAAATAACTCAAAGTAATCATGAAGGTGCTTAGAACCCTTTCTAGCCCCGTAATGGGTGTCTGTTATGATTGCGACTTTCATCGATTACGATATTGAATGTTATCTTTAATAGTATTATATTCTGCATTAGATCCAGCTAATGAATTTTCATCCACTACCATTACTTCATCAAAACCTGTTTTTTCAATAATCTTTGTTTTAATATCCAACTGTTTCTTTTCCTTCTGTATCCTTCTCAGAAAGGCATAATGAATAATTTGAGTAAAGTATGCAAATGGATTTCTAGACTTCTCTGGATCGAAGTTGTGGATGTATTGTACACAATTTTCTATACCATCAGATATCATATCTTCACGGAACATATAATTAACAAAGTTTGGTTTATACGATAGATGAGTAGCAATCTTTAAAAAACATTCACCAAGATAGTTTGGTATAGGTGGTTTTCCTTCCCATGGTCCAGACTTTGGTGGTTCTTTATCAGGATACTTTTTTAAAAACTTTTCTTTTGCTATTGCAACTTTTCCTCTATAAACAATCATTGCTTCCAGCAACTCTTTGTTATTTACATAGTGTTCCGTTTTCTTTCTAGGCATGACATCGGAGTTCCTGTTTTATTAATTGTTTTTATTATATCACAAAACTTAGGCCTTGACAAGGTACTCAAATATCAGTAGAATAACCTTTGTGAGGGTTGATGGAGATATTAACTTTCTTTATTAGGTTTTAAATTAAATAAATCTTCTAGCTTCTTACGAGCATCTTTTACTGAAGAGATATAACCCATTTTAGAATCAAGAGATACTTTTCCACCAGAAGGAAATTCTTGTCTGGGAATTTCTGATTCTTCAGAATTAAAATTATGATAAATCTCAATTATTCTTTCATTATTAGTTTCGGTCATTGTTATAATCTTATCTAATTTTACAATAAAAATATCTTCATCTGTTAATTCAATCCAAGGTTTTACTTTTATGAAACTAGCATTACCATAATTATTCATATTAAGTATTAATGGTTTTTGTAATATTATAAGAGGATCATTATCATTATTATCTACAGACACTAAAGCCATCACTTCTTCGCCAGATACAAGTTTTATTATTGCATAAAATTCTTCTTCCATTAGTTCTTCAGTGGTATGTTAACTATATCGTAATTAAAATTTTCTTCATTATAAACTTTAATCCTTTCTATTAAGTGATTTAAAGTATAATTTTTTCTTGATTTGTAACTAATATCGTCAGCAATGTCATAGAGAGTTGCTCTTGATTTATTATCTCCTTTTCTAAGGACTCGTCCAATTGATTGGAGATTTCGTATTCGTGATTTGGAAGGAGAAGCAAAAATAACATTATGGAGATTTTTTATATTAATACCAGTGGAGAATGTACCATAGGAAGCAACAATAATAGCATTATTTTCACGTTCGGTTATTTGCCGAACCTCTTCTCTATCTTCCGTATCCACACCACCGTGAATAAAAAAGACACGACGATTTTCAATAGTGTTATTATTATTTATTAATTCATATAATGGCTCACCATGTCCTTCTACCCTTGCATATAATATAAGTGTATTACCTTTTAGATCAAGAGCAAGATTTTTAATAAAGTTATTTCTACGATTGTGTCCGATAATATATTGAACTTCTTGCTCAAAGTTTTCAAATTTATTTGGTGGGTGTTTTAATAAAAGCACATTAATATCTAATGTAGCAAGATGACCTTTTTTCATTAGTTCATCCGTTTTAATAATTTTATAGGAAGGACCAAATAATCCTTCTAATACCCATTTATGTGTCTGAGTACCATCTAAAGTTCCAGTAAATCCAAACCTATATTTTGCATCCGCAAGTTTTGTCATTATAGATATAAGTGATTTCGATTTAAACTGGTGAGCCTCATCCCCCACCACAACAGAGAATCTCTCAAAATATTTTCGGGGAAGTTTGTAGATTGATTGCCAGGTAGTAATGATGACTTGAGAGTCTGTCTCTCTTTCTTTACCTGCATATATCTTGTGACAAAATGAACCAACGTCCCACCCATAATCCGCAAAGTCTTTATACATCTGCTCTACTAGCGAAGTCGTCGGAACAACTATCAGAGTATTTTTCTTTGTCTCAACAAAATATCTCACAATCGAATATATCATCAGAGACTTTCCTGAAGCAGTGGGGGATATCAACAACTTTCTATTATGCCTTAGAGCGTCGTATACACCTTCTATCTGATAATCTCTAGGTTTATGTCTAGAGATAGCTGTCATATAATCCTTAACACCCTCCTTTGATATATTTTCATTAACCTCAAAAGGAAGACCATAATATTCGTTATTTTTAAATTCGTACTTATAACCGTGATCTTTACAAAATTGTATTACCTTATCTAACAATCCTACATATATTTCTTGTTTCTGAATATTAAATAGACGAATCTTTCCATCCCAAAATTTTTTCTTGTATGCTGGTGAAAACTTTGCACCAGGAACCTCAAAAGTAAATTGATCTGCTAATTCATAATAAACATGAACTTCCGCATCTATATGAAGATGAACTTCATTCTTCTTTGATATAACCAAATGTGACATAACATAATGTTCATATGGAAATATTTATCAACTAAATCCAGACTGAAATTTATGCCATTCGATGGCATTTTTTATTTGATATGTTCGATTAGAAACGTTCCTTATAATTTCTTCTAGAAATTTTAAAGTAGTATCATAGTATCTTATCTTAAGATCTATCTTAGATAACCTTTCATCAGCATCTAAATGCCTTTGTATGGCATCCTTTTCTCTAACTTTGTATGGAAATGGTTCTTCAGCATAAACCTCTGGTTCTGCCTTTCCAGTATAAAAGTTATATCGTTCTAATCTTATCTTACTATATTGCTCTTTAGATTTCTCACGCAATAAAGTAATAGTATTATAGACCGTATAATACTTAGAATGTAATTGAGGAATTTTTAATGATTCATCATGTAGATTATCAGGGTCAATGACAGAATCTCTCTGCCACATCTCCTGAATTTTGTCAAGATCCATAATAAAAGTTTAATTGATTATAAAGGTGTTCTCCCGTCTGGGCCAACAATGTCGTATATAGTATATTTAAAATTGACTTCTGCCGTAAAGTAGTTAATATCAGTATCGGTTGCTTCGAATTCCAAAGAGGTTAATGATGTGGGAAACATATTACTAAATTTTACAATAGCAACATCTCTATAATTGCTATTTAAAATATGTAAACTGCCATCACTAAATGCTTCATCATTATCTTTACCACCTTTATTATCGGTAGTAAGAGTTTTATATTCCTGTGCCGTTTCTGGAAAACCCAATCCTGTTAACCAGTTATGAATTGCCATATAATTTTCTAATTCTTCATCTACTAAAAATCTCAATGAGAAATCACCAAACTCTAATTTATCACCAGGAATATCAATATTTTTAAGATAATTTGGTTGTGTGGCAGTCCCTAAAACAATTTCTGGTATTCTTGCAGAATTTGAAAAGAAATTAACCTTTGGTGTTTTTGTAATATGAAATTTAAATCCTATAGGAGATAAAAAATTTCTATTAGGTATTTGATTCTCTAATGCACTTCTAGTTGTTGCCATTATTATCCTCCACCACCATTTCCGCCACCGCCGTTGCCGCCGCCACCGTTACCATTGCCACCATTACCATTACCACTTCCATTCCCGTTATGGGCCCCATTACCATTACCATTACCATTCTTTTTACCATTTCCATTTTCACCGTCATCATCTGGTTCTAACATTCCTCTACCTACATGGTATCCACGTGGTGGTAAAGAACACTTTTTACCATCAAAATACTTACCTGGAGGACATCTTTTTTCAGCTGCCTCCTCAATAAATTTGTCAAAATCTTTCATTAGTCAATAATTAGATTGTACCATTGCTCACTCATACCCATGATGATATTATCTGCCATTTCTGGATTTTCAGCATAACCTTCATCGATGAGATGCTTTACTATTTTATCATGTCTGTCAACAGCCTCTTTATACTGTTTCGGTGTAGGTTTCATGGTAATACTACTTTTATTGTTATTTATTCACTTACAACA